TGACCGAACAAATGAACCAGCCCGGCTATCAGGACACTTTCACCATCCCCCGCAAGGACGGCACCATGATGCCCACCCTCAACCCCCTGCACGAATACCGCGACAAGGCCGTGGCGAAGTTCCAGCAGGGCATGGAGCGCCTCCGTGCCGAAGCCATCAAGCGCAAGCTCCAGGCAAGGCAGTTTAAGTAAAACCTCACCCCCAGCCCCTCTCCGAAAGGCGATGGGAGAAGCCTCACCCCTGACCCCTCTCCAAAGGGCGAGGGGAGTAAATACCTAAAAACCGAAAGAATATGAATGAGAAAGAAAAAAGCAATCTGCTGAAAGGGAAACTGAAACGGATACGATTCCGTAGAGATGGGAAAATCGACTTTGAAGTTGAGACTGAAGACGGACAAAGTATGATTGCTGAAGGTTGTACGTTACATGTAGAAAAGTGACAACATCGAATTGAACGAATTACACGAATATCAAGTAACTATGGCACACAACAGAATGTATCTACGCTGCCGAGGTTGCGGCAAAGAAATAATGCTGGGCAAATGCCTTAGTTCAGGATGGTTTTTCTCCATCCATGAGCAAGAGAAAGGCGAGCAACTGCAAGAATTTCTCGAAAAGCACAGCCATTGCTGTGAGGATTTGGAAGAGGATACCTGCGGCGGTGTAAGCCCCCTCGACTCTTTCCACTTTGAGCCATTTGAGTTGACATACGAAAGCCGCGACGACTGGCAGCAAAAGCCGTCGCTCCAGGACATCGACAGACAACGGCATCCTGAGAAATATCAGGCAGAGTAAACCCCCGCCCACATTCCAACCGATAAGAGAGACCGCAACGCAGCGGCCTCTCTTTTATTTTATCAAAGAACTATGAACTTAAAGTAAAGAATATGAAACGAACTATTTACGACTGCTGGAAATGTCGCCACCATAACAGCGACAACCCTTACGGCATCGACTATTGCGAGGTGCATGACACGCGATGCTCGTTTGCTCATGATGATTGTGATGACTTTGAACCGACCGACGGAGGCAACGATCACCACCCACAGCCCCCGTGCCGCCTGACTCTGATAGGGTGGTACCTGCTGGCCATTGTCACTGCACTCCTGCTGGGCTTGCTGCTGACGGGATGCACCACGACGAAGTATGTGCCCGTTGTGGAGCACAGGACGGACACGCTGCTGAAGTACAGCAGCGCACGAGACGGCATCTACATGCACGACTCCATCCATGTGCATGAAAGGGGCGACACGGTGACCGTTGATCGGTGGCACACCCGCTGGCGCGATCGCTGGCACAGCGACACCGTGTACCGGGCAAGGATTGACAGCGTGCCAGTGCCTTACCCGGTGGAGGTGACAAAGGAAGTGCCGCGAGAGCGCAGCACCGTCGAGTGGGTGTTGCTCATAATCGGACTCTTGGCGATTGTGTGGATATTATTCAGGATTGCAACAACGATAAAGCATGTGTGAACATGTAAGCGAACCCGTGACGGGCAAGCATATAGTTTCAAAATTCTTTTTCTATTTTAAATTGTTCCCCCAAACCGAAGCAGCGGTTTGGGGGTTTTTAAATGAGTAAACCCACGCGGTCTATTTTGGCGAAAGATAAGAGGAAATAATTTTTTTCGTATGTGCAAAATAGACAGTTCCAACAAGACCGAGCAGCAGTGCCGCTTCTGCTGCATGGTGACGGGCGTTTGCTTCCTGATCTCGGTCATTCTGCTGATAGCAGGGTTTTTATTGCCGCCGATGGGCATCATTGACGGGTCAGTGCTCACGGCGGTTGGCGAATTGCTTCTGTTCCCCGTCATCATCTACGCATTCCGGGCTATTGAGCTGGGGCTGGAGGTGAAGATACAGAAGGGTGACACAAGTGTGGAAATTCATAAAGACGACGGAGATGGCAATCAGGATTAGCAAGAACTTCACGCTCGAAGAGCTGCGTCACTCCGACACCGCTCAGCGGCTCGGCATCATCAACGCTCCCGGTGTGGAGGAGGTGTGTGCCATGTGTGCGCTGGTTCACCACGTGCTGCAGCCACTGCGCGACGCGATGGGCGAGCCCATCAAGATCGGTTCCGGCTACCGCTGTCCGGCACTGAACCGTGCCGTGGGGGGAGTCAGCAACTCGCAGCACATCAAGGGGGAGGCCGCAGACCTCTGTATCGACGGCGACATGAAGAAGGGAAAGCGGTGGTTTGAGTGGATCAGGACGCACTGCCAGTTCGACCAGCTCATCTGGGAGCACAACGCGAAGGGGAGCTACTGGGTACACGTCAGCTACCGTGCCGACGGAAAGAACCGCAAACAGACGATTAATGATTTGTTGAAGTTGTAATAGTTTTTGGTTAGTATTATCAGGGCACAGCGGTGCCATAAATGGTTATTTATTGATTGATTTTTCTTTATTCGATGGTCAATGCCGAGCTGTGAAGTCCGGCATTGATTTTTTTGTCCGTATGGTAACCCCACGGCGACAATATCGCCGAATAGTGTATGTTCGGAATTGATATTAACAACAGCGTAGTAATGCAGCAGAGCCGAGTGTTAGAACAGGCTCTCAGTACGAATCCCAAGACTCAGAAAGCCTTGCAGAAACTCATTCGCAAGGCTCTGATGCAAGCACGGGCGAGTTTGTCTGACTACATCAAGACAAAACTCGACAATGGCGACCCACGAGGAGCGGCACGCGCTGTCAGGACTTCTGTATATAAGAAAATACTGGGTGGTAATATTAATATCCTGAACTCCGGGAAATCACACGGCACCAACAGTTACGAGCCGCCAAGAACATTGCGCCCAGGACAGCGAGGCGGCAACAGAAGACCGAGGTCGGGACGTACAAACAAAGTTATGCACTATCCAGGAGCAGACAGACAATTTATTTTGAGGTTTGTGGATAGTGGAACCAAGCAGCGTGCCATCGAGCGTCTGACAGAAGTGAAGCGTGCAGGCGGTGGCAGTAGGTTCGTATGGAGACAGGACGCATCGAAATACGGAAACAGGGGAAGCATTTCTGCTCGCAATTTCTTCAAGGCTGGTGCCGATCCGAGACTAAGAAGTGCAACGGAATATTTGGCAGACCTTATAGACGAAGAACTTGAAGCAATGCTGAATAATAAATAAGTAAACCTACGACCATTTTAAACCTGATTAGTGAATGCCCACTAATCGGGTTTTTATTGTTTATGGCAGATAGCATTCTTAGACTTAAAGTCGAATCGCAAGAATACGACGCAAAACTGAAGCGGGCCACGCAGGGCTTGCTCCAGATGGAGCAGGAGTGCCGAAAGGCTGGCAAGAGCATGAACGACATGGAGGCGGGCAACCGCCAGTTCGTTCAGTCACTCGGCTCGATGGGAACCGTGAGCACAACGGTAAGGGGCAAGATAGGAGAACTTTCAAGTTCCTTCATATCACTGCGCTCACAATACAACCGTCTGACCGAAGAGGAAAAGAAGGGTGACTTCGGGCATGCCCTAAACGCAAGCCTCGAACAGTTGAAGAGGCGCGTGGCAGAAGCCAAGCAGGAACTGCAAGAAATCAAGATTGAACTCAACGACGTAGGCAGTTCCGGAGGCGGTGGCATGTTCAGTGGCGGTAAGCTCAGCGGCATGCTTCAAGTGTTTGGCGGTAATCTGATGACCAAGGGAGCAGGTATGCTCGCAGGACTGGCCAGCGAGATGGGCGACGTGGTGAAGCAGGGCATAGAACTGGCTAAGCAGGGCGAAGGCATCCGCAACGCCTTTGAGCGACTGGGACGTGGTGACATCCTCGACGGACTGCGCCAAGCGACCCACGGCACCGTGACTGACATCGAACTGATGAAGGCAGCGGTAAAGTTCAACGACTTCAAACTGCCGCTCGACGAACTCGGCACAATGCTCGCCTTTGCACAGCAGAAGGCTAAGGACACGGGGCAGTCGGTGGATTATATGGTCGATAGCATCGTGACGGGTCTCGGGCGCAAGTCGCTCATGATCCTCGACAACCTCGGACTGAGCGCCAGCGAGATCAAGGACAAGATGGCTGAGACGGGCGACATGACCAAAGCCGTCGGGGCCATCATCCGCGAACAGATGGCAAAATCGGGCGACTATGTAGAGACCGCAGCCGACCGTGCCGCACAGGCCAACGTCAGCCTGCAGAACAAGATGGAAGAGCTGGGCCGCAAGTTTGCTCCGTTACAGGAGGCCAGCAGTAACTTCTGGACTTCGATGAAGATAGGCATCCTCGACGTGGTGGGCGGCCCGCTGGCGAAACTGCTCAACGGGCTCACCGAAGCCGGACGAATGATGAACGCCTACAACAAGATGGGAGGCAGCGGCAAGGTGGGACGTATGACCGCCAATCTTGCAGGTGCCAGCGAGGGCAACCGCCAGAACATCTATCAGCAGCAGCAGGAAAAATTCTGGAGGTACATCAACCCCCGTGAACAGCAAATCAAGGACATAAGAGCATGGCAAAGTGGGCAACGCGGCGAAGCATTGCAAGGCCGTATCGGTGCCATCCGTGACCAGTACGGATCACTTGATGCGACCAAGATACAGGCAGAAGTGGATGCCGCCAAAAAGATGCTAAGCGAATACCAGAAAGCTGCCAAGCAAATTCTGCAACCAATTAAGGGGACGGGCACCACCACCCCGACGTTGCCAACCGCCACCACCACATCCACCACCAACGGGGAAACAAAGCAGGAGCGTGCCACGGCGAAATACGAGCAAGCTGAAAAAGACTACCAGCAGGCCGTGGAGCAGGCTGCGCTGGAAATGCGGGCTGGCACCATTACGCAGACTGATGCCAGACGCAAGGAGTTGCAGGCCAAGGAATCGCTATGGAGAGCGATAGGCGATGCGCGTGAAATCTACGACACGCCGGAGCTGGAGGCCGCGCAGAAGAAAGCCGCCGACGAGGTGGTGCGTCTGGGTGGCGAAGTGAAGTTGCTGTCTGATGCAGAAACTCAAGCAAAGGAGACAGCCAAACAGTTGGCAACAGCCCAGAAAAATCTCGCCGATGCTCAGCAGCAGATGGCCGACGCACAAGCATCAGGCGACTTGAAAGGATTCCGCGACGCAAGCCGCAAGGCATCACTCGCACAAGAGGATATAACGCGACTGACACAGGTCGTTGACGTGCAGCCGGGAAATGTGAATCTGCCGGAAATCCCCAAAGAGGTCGTTCAGAAAGTGAACATGATCATGGCTGTGAACGGCAACGAGGGAGGTGCTGAAGGTGCTTCTGTGGGCGCAAACTTTGTGCGGCAAATACAGCAGGACATGCTCGAAGAAGCACAGAATCTTGACATGACAGCCGTGACCGAGATTGTCCGCACAGGACTGAAGTACGGCATCGACGGCATGGATGACTTGTCAACCGAAATGCTGGGCAAGATATTTGGCGGTGGCGAAATCAGCGACGAACAGATGCAAGCCTATGTAGATCAGGTGAACGAGAAGCTGAAGGCCAAGTTCGACGAGACAAAATGGCCGGAAGTGCTCATCAAGTTCAACGTAGATGACAAGTCAATCGTAAGCGCCACCAATGTGCAGATGAGGGCAGCTGATGCTACGGCGAAGGCATGGCAGTCAACAACACAAGCCGTCGCACAGTTAGGAAACGCGCTTAGCAACCTTGAGGATCCTGGAGCAAAGGCTATTGGAATCATCTTGACCGCAATCGCCAATATCGCTCTCGGATTCTCAGCAGCGAGCGCACAGGCTGCTACATTAGGCCCCTTCGGGTGGATTGCATGGCTCGGGGCCGGCATTGCTGCACTGACTACCACGATCAGCACCGTTCACACGCTCACGGGACTGGCCAACGGTGGTATCGTTGACGGACGCAGTGGCGGCTTTGTGGGAGGCATGTCATACAGCGGTGACAACGTAGGCAATGTCAGACTGGACTCGGGCGAGCTGGTGCTCAACCGTAGCCAACAGACAAACCTCGCCAATGCGCTCAGCAACCCTATGCAAAACCTGCAGCTGAGCACGCGGATCAGTGCCGAGGACATTGAAGTTGTTCTCAACAACCGATTCAGCCGCTCTGGCTACGGCGAAATGCTTACAAGCAGTGACTACTATTAATTAGATTAGGGAGAAAATATATGTCAACACCCAAATTCGACATCCGATGGCGGATGCAGTTCAAGACGATGAACGGCACAGGATGCCTTGTCAACATATACACCGACGACGATTCGGGCACGCAGATCGCCGATGCCACGAAGACGGGGGCCGACGTGCCCTTTGCCGTGGAGGAAGGCGTGAAGAGCCTGACGGGGGCACGTCCTCCGATTTACTGGGAAGAGCGCTCTGACCAGAATCTCTTCGACCTCGTTCGCTACAAGACGGGCTATCTGAACGTGGAGGAATACGACGAACACACCATCGACGGACTGCGCCCCACGACCTCGCAGGCTCGGTTCATGACCGTCTATTACGGCAGCACAATGGTCTTCTCCGGCTACTTGCAGATGAACGACTATAATGAAGACGTACACAGCTTTCCGCGCATCGCGAAGATACCTATCATCTCGCCACTCGGACTCCTGAAGATCCTGAACTTCGACTACCCAACGGCACAGGGGCCCGTCACAATAGGGTCGGTGTTCTCTCACATCATGGACTCCATGAACCCGGAAGCCGTGGATGCGCAAGACTTCTCACACTATCAGCGCATCATCTTCCCATCATTGGCCAGCTCGGCTGACGATCAGTATGCACCGTTCTCGGGATTGGTCAACCCGCACATGCTGTGTCCGCTCAATTCGGATTTCATTGCGAACAGCGATGCCCCGGAAGACTTCGTTGAAGATCCGCTGACGATGCTCGACTTCGTGAAGGGATTTTGTGCTGGCTATAACTACATCCTGCACGAAACACCCTACGCACTTATCTTTACACGCCTCTATTATCCCAACAATACCACCCGGATATATCGTTACATCGATGCCGACTCTCTGACAAGCGACACGCTGACGGGAGGCACGATGAACACCATCTATAACGTGTCTAGATGGAACACGCTGAACATCGCACATGCATTGGCCAAGGTAAGCATAGGCGAGGGAAATCTGAAGCTCAATGTGCGGCAGCCGAAGAAGGCCGTCAAGACCACCGTCGCAGGGATTGCCACCAGTGGGAATATAGAGACCGAATACAACCTGTGCAAGTATGCAGGCGACTTCGGATATGGCCGCATGTTCACGAATCTGAACCCCGAGATTTCATCAGAGATATGGTTGCCTGAAAACGAGTACTTCATGGAGAGTTATTACCTCGCACTATGCCGATGGGCCGATGAAGACATCGAAGACAGTCCGCTGCCCGTGCTCCACATCGGCCAGAACTCCCGTGACCACATCGTGCTGTCACGCACTTTCTACGGGCTGTCAATCATGGAAGGCGATATCGACCTGGAGGTGGCCTTTGATTACGGAACATCCATTAACCCAGATGACCACAACCCCAGCAACCGCTATTTCCTGAGTGAGGACGACTTGGCCGAGCCCATCGAGTTTGAGTTCGACTTCATCAGGAACGGAGACGTGGCGAACAGGGAAACGACCAGTATAAAGACAACCAAGACAAGGTTCACCGTAAAGGCCATCAATCAATATTTCCATGACAGCCTCTCCGTGATAGACACGCTCACCGTCAGGTTCAGGCTGGTGGATTACGCGCCCGTAAAGGTTCACGACGGGCGGTATATTCGATTCAAGGAATACACGTTGAAGTCCGACCACATATCAGACACATACAGCGGTAGGGGTATTGTGAAGCAATACATGGAGGAATACAAGACGGGAGGCACGAATGATGTTACGCTCAACGTGCCGTATTCTCCATTCTTTGCGAGCCACGCAAGCCGAAGCATCTTGTTAACTTATGTCCGCCAGACCATCACCCCCTACACGTGCATGATACCGTTCAAGCAAGCGACGCAAAGGTATGTCTATCCCTACATGGGACATGCCCAGCGGTTCATCAAGGGGAAGATGTTGCACGAGGGCATGACCGGCGACGACCTTAAATATTACCTCTATCTGTACGACTGGAACCTGTCAGAACTCCTGAACGACGGGAGTACAGGCTATAACTGGCGCGTGCTATCGGCTAAATCCTATCCAGCCGAAGACAAAATGGAAGTTCAATGGGTGTTGCCCGACAATAATATATACGATTTATGATATTACACGGAAGTAATCTTATTCTAAAGAAAGGCAATCAGGCCATCGCTGGCGCTGTATCGTGCCAGCTAAGCGTTAAGGGTGCCACGATTCCCGTCTCGTCGCCTACCGACGGGCGATGGGAACATTCCATTCCCGGTCTCAACTCGTGGAGCGTAAGCACGGATCATTTGCTTTATGGCGAGGTGTATAACTACATTGAAGGCATGTCTTGTGCGCATGACAACGTAGGCGTCAAGCAAGCGACGTTCGTCAGGACACTCAATGACCGTAGGGCCACGGAGGGGCGCGGCCTGACACTCTACGGAATTGACGACACGTTCAACATCATCGAGGAGAATCTTGTAGATACCTACGAGGACGCGACGAGATGCAGCGAAGTCATAGCACTCATACAGGGGTCAACGTGCTCCATGCTTGCACTTGTCAGTTGGGACGCATTCGGCATGACACAAGGACTGCTCGATGCCATTGCACAATATTTCCACGTCGATGTGAACGGAATCCCGTTAGGCACTGGCCGTGCTTCCCTTGTAGCCATCGGGTGCAAGGATACTGATGCCGGAGCAGGAATCATTTCCTACGTCGCGCCCGGTGATGCGTACCGACAACAGTCACATGCACGGCTCAACTTTACGGCAGCGGGCATCCCATCCATCATCACACCGTTGCGTGACTCAGTCCGGATGATTGGGACGGAGTTCGACATGACCGTGCAAGTGGATGGGTTCGGGAGCGACAGACTTCAAGGAAAGGTCATTGTGACAGGCTTCGATGTGCAAGGCCCCGTCCGATCGTTGCTAAAAGGCAGCTTTACTTTCCTCGGAAACGGCCCACTGGAGTGATGAACAGCCCCGCACACCGTGTGGGGCTTTTTTGTGGAAGTAACCACAACCCCCATTTTCTGCCGTGCGGTAACCCCCAAGACGTATTTCTGCCGAAAAGAAAAAAGGTAGAAATATGAGCAATTTTTCAAGATTCAATAGTTTTCAGCGCGAGGCTGTAGGTGGTATGCCCGCTGTGATGATGCGCGAGGTGGCGAATGCCAACGGCACGCCCGGCACCATCACCACCACCGACCCGAAGGCGGCGGAGAACCAGGGGACGGCCACGGGGTCGTTTGTTGACCGCATCGTGAGCGTGCGGTCGCCACACGCGGCACTGACTATCTCTGCCGTCTATCGTGCCGTCGGGCTGATAGCACGGACGGAGGGACAGTTCCAGGTGCAGTACCAACGACTGAACAGCGAGGGTGGCAATTTCATCCCCGTGCTGGGCAACCCCAACAGCAAGTATGCCAACAACGGACAGCGGCTCAACTATCTGTTGCAGGTCCGTCCGAACCCCATGATGACGGCTTCGGCCTTCATGCAGGGACTGGTCATCAGCAAACTCCAGAACGGCAACGGCATCGCCTACATCGAGCGTGGCGACGACGGGGAGCCGAGTGCCTTGTGGCTCTGCTCGGGTGCGCAGTACAACGAACTGACTGGCCACTACCTGCTGCAATACTACACCCGCAAGGGCATCGTGCAGAAGAGCGACGTGCCAGCCGAGGATGTGATCCACATCCCGAACACGTACAAGTACGACAACGGCTGGGGCATCCCCACCATCCGCTTTGCCATCGACACGCTCTCGCTCATCAAGACCGAGACGAACCAGGCAATGGAGACCGCCGCAAAGGGTGGCCGCGTGAAACTCATCATCGGCGAAGAGAAGCCGTCGCAGGGTGCCGGTACGCTGGCCTTCGGATTGCTGAACAAGGAACAGATAGACTCCTACGCCAAGGAACTGAACACGAAGATGTACCAGCAGGACGTGGTGGGCATCCGTGGGCTGTCGGCACTCCACAATATCAGTATGTCGGCGCAAGACCAGCAGATGATTGAGGTGCTGGGCATGGGTATCAACGACGTTTGCCGTTTCTACGGCTGCCAACGTCCGCTCTTGATGGAAGACACCAACAGCCACTACACCACCTACCAGAACGCCCGCATGGAGTTCCTTCAGTGGACGGTGCAGCCAGACATCACCGAGATTGAGCAGGAGTTCAACTCGAAGTTGCTGACGGAATACGACTTCGGCCAACGCCGCTACCACCTTTGCGAGCAGCCCATCATGCGGCTCGACAAGGAGGCACAGGCGAAGGTTGACCAGATTATGCTCCAGACGGGTGCCGCAACGGTCAACGAGGTGCGCCAGCAGTACGACCGTCCGGC